AGCCCGTAGGCTGTACTTGAGTATGTTACCTTTGAGAAAGCCCACAAACTCTTCGTGCGTAAGCACAGCTTCCATCACAGCCCAAGGCTGTATGGGCATCTCCTTGTAGTGGTTACCACTAACTTGTATGTCATCGGCGGGGGTAGTCATAGTAGTGCTTCTCCGTAGTTGTTGATTCGTTGTTTAGTATTCTCGGTATGTAGTGTTTTTAAAACGCTTGGGGTCGCTCTTTCGAATGGGTTCCAATCGTTTGAGGTTATTCTCGATATGAGTTCTTCTTTCTTCATCAATTGCCTCTTGCGGGACAACGACTTCTTGGGTTGTGAATCGGTGTTCATTTGCACATTCTCTCCTTCTGGTATACCCAAATGTGGGCGATTTCTTGGTTTGTTTTACTAGCGACCATGTGCCACAGGTGGGGCACTTCATTCTTCGCTGCTCAACATAAAAATTGCTACAGCAACTGTGACAACTACCACCCCACCACTACACAGTAGTAAAACTATCCAAGCGATTGTTTCAAGCATTTGATTCCTCCTTAAGTTTCTGTTTCTCTCGTTTTATGTCCATGCAAGGCTTGCATATGTATTGGTGTATACCTGACGCAAACCGCAAATAAGCGCCGTCTTCGTAACTCGATTCTTTTTGGCACTTCCAACACAACTTAGGTTTAGTTTTGGTGTCAACTTTGTGTTGAAAAAATGCGTCGGTTGCAAGTTTGTTTTGTGCAAATACACTGTACTGTCCTTTTCCTTTCATGTGTTCTTCTCCTTGAGTTTTTTCTCTGTTAGTTTTTGCACAACCTCCGCAAAGGTGTACGCTGTTTCTCTTACATCACCTTTATGATTTATAAAAGTTGGTGGTGCAGTAACCAAAACAAACAACCGCTCTTCATCCGTCAGCCCTACCCAAGGCTTTTTGTATTCTTGGATGTCATCGTCATCTTCTGCTTTTAATTCGTACTCTATTTCTATGCGCTTAGTCATGCTTGTCCCCTTTCACAGCATCATGAAGAATGCAAAAGAGCAAAGCAGTTAAAGCCCCAACAAAAAAACCGCCCACAAAATAATTTAATTGGTCTGGTGTCATTTTCTCATCTCCTCATACCATTCAATTCCACCCAGTTTGCAATTCTTTTTATCTTTCAAGTACGCGTGGCTACCTTTGCCAACCCAATAGGTTTGCGGATACGGTTTGACTTTCCTGTTATGGCTACGCACAAACATCTTTGCACGGGGCAACCACCAAAATAAATGTTTACGTTCTCGCATCTTCATGTGTTTTTCTCCCTTCCTGCCATAAAGCCTTTGTCCCATGCCTTTGCCCAAGCAATACACCATAGGTCGTAGTAGCCACGGTTAAGAGGAAAGCCAAAACCCTCCTCTGAAAACATAGCCTTCACATCTTTGCGTTTGATAAACGCTTCCCACGATGCATCCCGCTCTTTGTTCATCAACGGCACATCATCAAACAGTCCTTCGCTCATGTGTTCTTCTCCAACCTAGCCAGTCGGTCACCCAACTCGCGTATCAGCATCCTTGCGATTGCTAGCTCTTCCATAAGCTCAGAAACTGTAACCTTCCGATGAGTCTCTTCTGGCACTTCATACACGGCGGGCTTACTTATCTTTTCCTCGCGTGTGGTTTTGCGCATTTTTGTCCCGATCGGGGCATTTTTTATCACTTCAGAGTGTTTTTGTGCATTTATGACCTGATCGGGATATTTTTCGGGCTCTTCAGCAGGCCAACAACGGATGTGCCACTGCTCACCATATTCTTTAATTATCTGTACTGGATAACCTTTACTAATTATCCATTCGCTTAATTGACCATCGGTATCAGGGTCATAGATAGCAGGAAAGCCAAACTTCCAGCCCTCAGGTGGGTCAACCCATATTTTTTTCGACTTGATACTTAAATCTTGCGACTTGATACTTAAATCGTTGTCCGTTACGGCGGTCATTTTGGGCAATTTAGGTGTGTTTTGTCCATCATGGCGGGCAAATTGCGCGAGTGTGTCGCTAGTTGTTTCTTTCATGCGTTCCTCTCCTTGAGCCACTTCTCTGCCCAGCGTGCGCCTTCCATGAAGTCGAGGTTATTTACCTGACCGACAGGCATATCGCCCCAGTTCAACCCCTGCCAAGGTTGTTTGTATGTTTGTATATCGTCATCGTCTTCCATCATCTCGATGGCCATTTGTTTCATCTTGCCCATGTTTAACCTCCAAAGATTTGTTTGAGTGCGTCATACAACGCACGGGCTTGCACAACAGAGAGTTTGTTTAGTAAGTCGTTCGGGTCAAAGTCTGCGTTCAAGAATACCAGTGCTGCTTTGCGCACGGCTTCTTCTTTCGGGGCAATAGCGGCAATGCCCGCGTCTTGCGGAGCATTCTGTGGTTGCGGGCGCTTGGTTATTTTTACTACCTTAGCGGTGGGTTTCTCCGTTTTGAACGCTGATGCCGCTTTCAGTGGCTGATACTCAGGCACTATCGCCACCAAACGCTTTGTATATATGTCCTTCGTAACCATGCCTTGCTTGGACATCTGAGCACAGATGGATGTGACTGAGCCTTCCTTGAACCCGCGTTGCTCTAAGGCTTGCGCCACCTCTGCGGTGGTCTTGTTGGGGTTGTCTCTGATGTAGTTGAAAGTCTCGCGTGTCACATTGTTAGTGGCTTTAAATAGTTGTTTGCCCACGGGCTTCTCCTGTTGTTGTGTGATTTGTTTTTGTTCGTCTTGTTCCCATTGATTAAGAACTGTTGATAGTGCAGTTTTCATATCTGGCATGATGCCTCTCCTTGTGTGTTAAGCATATCTCGAATCTCACTTTCTGTCAAACGATAGACAAGTTAGTGGCTACTCTCCTCGATAGCGTCTTCAATCATGTGCCCTGCAATCTCAAACCAATTCACATCGGATAAGAACGCAAGTGCGTATGACACAGCGATGTTGTTCTCGCCACCTCCCGCCTCGTAGATGTAGTCCTCCACATAGTTTTGTAGTGCAAGCGATAACTCATACGGGTCTATGAGTTCAGCGTCAGCAGACGCACCTTGATCGAACGGAAAATCCGACAGTTGATGCCCATCAAAAATCTCTAGGTTCACACGCCATGTGGCGTAGTTAGTCCATCCGTTGTATGTCTTGTCTGTCATGCTGTTTCTCCAAAATCTAAATCAACGCTTAAGAAATACAACGAGCGTCCATCTTTCAATTCAACATAGCAAAACGGATGCTCGTCAGGATGCGCGGGGTCATCACCATATGTCGCACCTTGCAGTTCTTCTGCGCCAATATAAACAACATCGACTTGCGTGTCGTAGTCCTTAAAAGATTTAGATGCGGGCACAGCCAAGCCTTCTTCGGCAAGGTCATCTCTCATGCGTATTGCGTTACTAAAAGGCTTTGCTCCTTCCACTATTGGCGCAACGATTTGAAAAATCATGTCGATGATTCCCCCGTCTGATACTTCTTCCGCAGGGGGCGTTGTATCAGAGTGAATCAGTTTGTATATCTCTTTGATTGCTTGTTCGTTTGTCATTTCACTTCTCCTTCGTCATTGAACATTGAATACTCATCTGGGTCTCGCTCTCGGAGTTCTTCCAGCTCTTGTATGTATCGGTTGATTTCTTCACGCAAATACTCAGGCAAGCCCTCATACATTGCTTCGTGCTCGCCATCACTCCATTGAAAAGCCAATAGGCATTTAGTTATCTTCATACTGTTTCCTTTCGTGGTTTTAACTCTGTTACATAGAACCCACTTACATCGAAGTTGTCGCTCCCCCATTGATACGCTTCTTCTATTGTGTCGAATACACCATAGAAAGTGTGACCCTTTAGCAAGTCACCATTACAAACTATCCACATACTCATTCTCCTTGTTTTATCTGTGTAATCATGCGCCACAACTCCTGGTCTACGCTATCCATAGAGTCATACGCACCCCAGTCCTCGTCCCATATAGCAAGAAACTCGGCACACTCACCCGACACCTCTTCGGCTAGGGCTAGGTCTACCTTGTTGTCTTGCGCTTGCATACTCAAGTCATATGCGCGTCCAATCATCTCAATCAATCGTTTCATACTTCTTCTCCTTCAGGGTAATTTTCGCTATCAAACTTTAGTAGTTGGCTTGCAAGGTCTTCTAGTTTGGAATCGTACGAGTTATCCATAATCCAATCAATAAGATACGCAATTTCTGAGTCATTGAACCACTCGCGTAGTCTTTCGTTTTGTCTATGCGTTAGCGCCATTTGTTTCTCCTGTATAAATATGCTTACTGAAAATTGTTTGCTCTTCTGAGTATTCAAAATACTCCCCTTTTGTCATGTCATACACGACCACACTCATGTGGTCTGGCTTATCTTCCCAATCAAAGAAGTTAATGTCATAGTCATCTGTGCCATACCACCAGTCCCCGTCTCGCAAGATGGCTTCTCTGTTAAGTTCAAAAAGTAAGTCGCACATACGCGACAAGCGGTCTTCTTTCGTAGGTATCTCCTCATCGGTTATGACAATGGTTCGCAAGCCCGATGCTTGCATCCCTGCTAATAATTCATTTATGTCTAAGTCACTCATTTGTTTTCTCCTTATTTACCAGTCGGCAAAACTAATTACACAATCATCCACCCAACATGAGTTAGCGTCGAACGCTATACCCATCGTCTCGCACGCCTCGGCTATCTCTTGCACCTTCTGCGTGGCTTCAGGACTGTTGGGGTCTTTGATGTTCTCGAACTCGAACGATACGATTACTTTCATTTGTTTTCTCCTAAAGTTTTAAGTATGTTTAATTGAATGCGTTTTAGTTCAGCATCTGATATATCTAGTTCTTCTGCTATCTCATCAAACACCATAGCCAAACCTACCCTTGCTATCTCAAGCACTGTTGTTAAATCTTCCATTTGCTTTCTCCTTTCATGGCATGGTTGCTATGCACAACCAATAGTTATACAAATCCCAGTCATCAATAAATACCGATTGCAATTCGTGCCACGGTGCTATACCTTCATTCATTGCATTTTTCATTTGCTTTCTCCTTTCATGGCATGGTTGCTATGCACAACCAATAGTTATACAAATCCCAGTCATCAATAAATACCGATTGCAATTCGTGCCACGGTGCTATACCTTCATTCATTGCATTTTTCATTTACTTCTCCTTTGGTTTAAAAAATGCGGGGAGAAACCTCCCCGCGACTAACACTGGTTGTTACAGCATGGCTGGCAACAGAGGGCGGGTAGGCTCTTCCATCTTGGCATACCAATCTATATAGAAGCACATCACCTCCGCCACGAGAGACGCCGACTTACCATCACGCACGAAGTCATGCAACGCAGCGAGGTCACAGTCAAGCAGCGCTTTGTAGATGTCTTGCTCATAACTTGGTAAGTCTTTGATGGTTGTGTGTCGTGTGGCTACAGGCGACATCTCGCCGAAGATAGTGTTGATGAATGTGATAGGGAATGTCTCAAGGTAAGACTCCACTGTATCGACATCGCACTCGCTGAGTGCACCACACATATCGTCCATAGTCACAGCGTCTTCATAGTCATCGTCCTTCCAATCTGCGCTGTGTGCGGATGCACGCAAGGGCTTGCTCGCCCATGAGTTGTTCCATGCTTCCATCTCATACTCGTCGTCGTCCATGTAGTTGTTGAATGCCTTGTTGTAGTTGGCATAGTTGTAATGCTTGGTGGACGTGTAGTAGTTGGGTATGAGAGTCGCGGGCTTCCACGCATAGGTGTTGCTGAACCATAGCCCATCGTGCTCGATGCCTTGGTCATAGTTGACATGAGACATACGCCCCTCACCATCCATGAACACGAAGCGGTTGTCACCGATGAAGTCAGCGAGCATAGTCAAGAAGCCCTTGGTATGCACGAGATTGGGTGCGTCATGCACCGCCTCCTTGAGATAGTCATTGATGAAGTGCCATGTGTCGGACTTGGTCTTGTCAGCGTCATTGCCTGTATGCAACACGCCGTTGTGCATCATCGCCACATAGCCAGTAACGACATCGTATGGATGGCAGTTGATTAAGTCGGTGTCGCCATGCGTAGTCCAACGGAAGTGGATAGCAATCTCGCGGTCATCTGTGGGTAACTTGGTGATGAACGCATTGGCATCGTTGATGTTCTTAGGCAATGTCTTGACGACCTTGAGCCCCTTGGCTGTTGAATACATGATGCCGATGCCATCGGGGTTGGATGAATAAATCTCGTTGAGCATACCCTTGGTGTTGAGTAATGTTGAACGAACTTTGGATGACTGACCTGTAATGATTAAACACATATTAAATACTCCTGATGATTGTAAAAATTAAACTGACTCAACTGTGTCACGACATTGCGACTCAGCAGTAACCTTGGTGTTGCGACGACGCACGCCATACCAATCGGCAAGGTTGGGATACAGACTCGATACAGTCTTGAGCCACTTGACGAAGCTGACTTGGTTCAAGTCACGCCACGATGCGACACGACAGAAGTTGACACACGCATGAGTGAACTCAATCTGCGCCAACATACGAGGCTTGTTGAGAGACGCACGGAAGATACGCAACTCGACAGTGTCATACTTGCCCTCGTATGCGGACATACCAGTCAGACGCTTGGACTCCTTGCAACCGAGGTTCTGTAGATTGACCATGCGATAGCGTTCATGCGACTTGTCCTTGACTGCCTTCTTGGGGTTGACGAGGATGGACTGATGCTCAGACGCACAGTAACTACGGGCTTGGTCATCGGTGTTGGGATGGCGACCTGCAATCTTGCGTATGAACTCGACATTGCTCTCGCTGTTGATAAGCATAAGAAACTTGCCGAGAGTCATCTGCGTGAACGCATGAGAGTCGATGTGCACATGAAGACCGCAACGCTTGGTATCCCACGCACGATAGCTCGAGTCAACCTCCCAACTCTTGAAGCGTTTGATGTGCTCGGCAAGACCACGGGGCGCAGTCACAATCTCCAAGCCATACGAGCCAAGCGAGCCGTCTGACTTACACACGCAATACTCCTCACCGAGTTGGCTACGCACATCGGACACCGCAGCATTGACTGAGCAACCCTCCTTGGTCTCCATCTCGAACTCAATACCCATGAGGAACTCGCCATGCGGAGAAGAGTTGATGGTGGTGTCCTTGGATAAGAAGTTGAGCACATTGGTGCTGTAAGACATGAGCATATCGCTGTCTTGGTCGCTGTCGTCATCATCGTCATACTCGTCTTCTTCCTCATACGAGTAGTAACAGCCATCGCTCTCGTGGTAATACGCATCGTCTCGTGACCAATACTCGTCACGATTCTCAACATACACAGCGTCCTCAGAGAAGCAGTTGTCACACCATGTGTCAGAGTTACGACGCCCAACCTCATGCGTGTTGTCGTTGTGTTCAAGATGCCCGCAGTCGCAGTGCGTGATGTCTAGTTCAAGCACCTCACTAATCTTCTGATACAACGCTATGTTGTCGACACCTGAGCCAGTGCACTCGTTCATGATGAACTCAGCGACTGGGCTAGTATCGCCATCGTGAACCGCTTGAGCAACTAACTTGCCGAGGTCAGCATATAACTGACGCACCTGTTTGTATTTGTTGGGATACACAGAACAGCCACGCCATTGGAAATACCCCTGCTTGGTATCGGTGCTGTAATACTCGTTGACCAAGCGTGAGTAGACTCTGTTTTGACTAACGGTATCGGACACCATGTAGAACGAATTAAGCATCTCTCGATACATCACACGCCCAAAGGTCTTGATGATTTTGCGTTGATACGCAGTCATCGGTGCTATGTGCACCTCAGTTACATCGTCAATAATATTGAGGACATCTTCGATATGCCGAGCACCAAGAATGGCACGAGAGCGTGTCTCATAGTTACGAGAGTAACGAGAGGTTGCGAACATAGCCTCACTGAACACACTGTGCTGAACACCTGCAAAGATACGAGCGACTGCATACTTAGTGCCGATTTGACCAACGATTGCACGCGAAAAGTTTGAATTGACATCACGATAAGTGACAAAGAATAATTTCATTTTGATTCTCCTGATTGAATGAATGGGGAGATTCCTCCCCGATGAATGGGATACGCTAGTCCCTTGGTTATGTGCCTTGGTAATCTCCTTCTTCTAAAGTTACATAGTCGGGCGTGTCTTGACGCTCGAGCACAAAGGTGTGCCACATACCTAAATGCGGAACAAGTAACGCCGACACTTGCTTTACCAATGCGTCAAACGCTTGGTCACTCATACGCCCCTCGTTGTTGTTGAGCGTAGATACGATGGCAAAGTCGCCGTTGTCTTTATAGAAACCGATTGATACTGTTCTCATGCTTCTTCCTTTGGTGGTGTGTTGAAACTGTTCTTGGTGTTGACACCGAACTCGTCGTATGTCTCTTCTTCCTCTTCTATCTCCACTACTACATCATCGACATAGCAAGCATCCGCACCCAACTCGTGTTGCAGAATCAGACACTCATCGGTGATGCTGTCTGTGATGTTGCTGGCTTTCTCACTATCGGCATCGTTGATGCCATTGAACTCAAGAACTACGATTACTCTTAACATTTCATTTCTCCTGATGTGGGCTACTAACGGGATGGTGCACGGCATAGCCCAACGAAACTGCCGAACACTTTTGGGGAGAAATCTCCCCGAAATCTACAAACATTGGTCATTTAAAGAAGCCATGCCATGTTGTTGGCAAGGCTTCGCCCTCCGCACTAGCGTCTACCCATGCGAGGGCTTGCGTTATCTTGGTGATGGTGGACGCCCGCCCCTCGGTGTAGTCCACTGTTTGCTTGCGTTGCTCGTTGACAAGTTCCTTCTCGGTGCGTTGTCTAAGCCTTGACTTGAGTTGTGCGTGTAGTGCCTTGGGTATCTTGCGCTCGAATGGGACTTTCACCTTCTGCCCTTGTTTGGGTATCGCATCGAACAGTTCGAGCACGGCATCTTTGACCTCACGCTTAACCCAGTCAGACCAATGCACACCATTGTTGGGATACTGCTTGTCCTTGGCTACCTCACTTGGCATGGTTGCGCCATCTTGCGACAGTTTGTGTAGTCGCTCGTGTAATTTCCCAAGCACCAAAAGATACCCATTGAGCGCATCATTTCTCAGGGTTTCGCCATTTTTGTAGGCAACCATTCGCCGAACCAAACGCATTTCGTATTCAAGGGGTTGGCGTAGTTCTGCCCAAAGGCGTGTGTGCTGATTCTTCTGCGACTTGATGGAGCGCAAGCGTTGCTTCTCATTTCTCACGCTTTCGATGATTTCTTGTTTGATGTGTGATGGTAGGTCTTGCGTTGATAAATCTGTCATCACTTGATTGAGCGTGAGTTTTATGTATTTGGGGTATGCGAAAGTCATGTTATTTCTCCAGAGAAATTAGAAATTATATCCTACCTATCCGTTATTTCTTACACTATCCAAGAGTTGCGACACTCGGTAGCCCGCATGAGCCTTGACGATGGAGCAAAAGTGTCCGTGGTATCTATCCAAAATTGTGGAGACACTAACCAAAGCATACAAAGGTGTATAAAAACCTGCGAAATTACAAGCAAGAAAATATGCACATATATAAATACTCCCCTCCTTATATATATAAATAAATAAATAGATATATATATAGGACGGTTTTGTCGGAACGCCAGCATTGACGCCACGAATTCGGTGTCCGAACTTTTGGATAGTGTGCGAAATTACGGATAGGTATTTTTTTAAATGTAATTTCGCAGTAGAAATAACAAATGGGGAGGAATCTCCCCGATATTTACCAAGCAAGGGGCTGTTGAACCATGCTTACGCCTTGTTGGGCTACCCATTTGTTGCGTGCGTCTTCGCTTGTGAAGACTAAGCCCTTGCCACCTATGAAGCCAGCACAGTGGAGGACATACTCACGCCACTTCTTATCGTGTGGCTTGCTTGGGTAGTAGTCTTGGACTACGAGTGTGCCCTTGGGTGTAGGAATGTTGGCTACTGTCTTGAGTTGTTGGAATTTACGCATGATGATTACTCCTTGAATGAACTGACGATGAACATGATTTGAAGACCGAGAACAAAGGGTGAAGCGACACACAAGAACATGGAGAGATACCCGCCTTGGTCTTGTAGTGCAAAGATGCCCACGAGAGTGGATAGCACGAGCATTTGCGCCAGTGCCATGTGAGAGATGATGACTGCTGCTTTCATGATTTTCTCCTGATGAAAAGGGCAAGATTGCCCCGCAAACCTAGCACGCTAGGCTTGCAGAATCTCCTACCGAAGACGATACATCTTGCGCTCGAAGCGCAGAGAGTAGTAAGTGCTTGCCCATTCCCAAACAGAGACAGGGCGTGTGTTTAGAGTGCGTTTGATGTGGCGTAGTTTCATTTGTTTCTCCAGTATTGTTGAGCGTTGCGGGCTTCGGCACGAGTGCAGAAGTTGTCGGGCATGGTTTCCCAGTTACCCAAGAAGTGGATTTGAACCTTCCAAAATGCGCCAAGGCGCAAGACTTTGCTTTTGTAATACATGATGAACTCCAAAGGTTAGACACAAAAAGAAACGGCGGTGAAGACTCGCGCCCGCACCGCCATGAACAATCGGGGAGAAATCTCCCCAATCAAACTTCCAAAGTAGCCAAGTAAGCACGAAGCATCTTGACTTGCTCCGCAAGTGTCTCGGCTTCAAAGGAAGCCAAAGCGTTGTCAACGGCGTGGCGTTGCTCGACTGTGAAGTGTTGCTTGCCACTCGATGCTTTCTTAGCGGGCATCGGCTTGCCACGATTGACCAAGTGATAGCGTGCCTTTTGACCCGCACTGTTGACAATGCGTTCTTGCTCCTTGGTGCGTGCTGTGCGTGTCTTGGCGATGATGCCCTCGACAGTCTTGATACCCTTGGCATCAGTCTCATCAAAGCCCATGTTGCCAAGCGTGTAGTTGAACACGGCACGAGAGAACAAGTCCTTTTGTTGTTCGGGCGTAGCCTTGGTGTAGGCATCGTGCAAAGGCTTGCTCGCTTCGAGCGTAAGGCGGTCAGAGCCACCGAGTTTGTGGAAAAAAGTATTGTGTGAAACTAGCATGATTAACTCCTGATTGAATGAATGATAGAAATACAAATGGGGAGAAACCTCCCCATCTATCGGCTAGAGCGAATCCCCAACCGATGCACCGATTATAGCATGACGGAGTATTTGGTATTACTCAGGGACACAATCTGTATCCTTTAGACCCCACCCTACCCCCATCACCCCTTATACGATGCCGTCATTGGCATGGACATGAACACTGTTTCGTAACCACATTTCACTTTTCTGTAGTACTAAATACCGCACCCCATAAATTTTATAAAAAATCCAGCAATACCCTGTCTAACTCTAGACACCCCTAGATAAAAAAAGCCCCCGGTGTTTCCACAGGGGGCTTAAGATGGTTTCATCCATCAGGAGAAGCAAATGCGCAACTGCTTGCACACCTACTAGAAAGTAGTATACTTCAGCCCAATCGGGAACGCAACCCGCAAACCTTTAGGTGTAAATGCTCGAACATTTGATTGATTTTGAACCCCCTGTGCAAGAGCACAAGGCGAAGGCGGCCATCCCTCTGGATAAAGTTTCTCCGGAGCAAACACTCAATGCCCAAGTAAATACCACGGCATGGCTAGAGAAGCTAGGCGTAGACGACGATGACAAGGCGCTCAAGGAAGCCAACGCCAAAGCAGCGCAAAAAGTATTTACTGCACTTTCAACTAATACGCCTGTTGCAGAAACAAAACACCAACTCACCCAAATAAAGACCCCAGAGGCAGTAAGGCATTTAGTAGCGATGCTGGCTGCGTATGACTGGGAGTTTGTTGAACAAGCTAAACATTTACGCGGTATGGCGGTAGCCAAAATTCTGGAGGAGACAAATCACCCAGACGCCAGAGTGAGACTTAAAGCATTAGACATGCTGGGACGCATCACGGAAGTGGCACTGTTTACGGAACGGGTGGAGATTAAGAAGGCGGACATGTCAGACTCAGAGATTGACAAAAAGATCAAGGAAAAGCTAAACAAGTTCATGGGAGTAGTCGACGTAGAAGATGTAAAGCAGGTCGAAGATGTAAAGCAAGTGGATGAAGTAAATACGCATGACAGCCAAGCTGAACCTAAGCCCGAGTGAAATAAAAGCACTCCAACTAGCGCTGCCTAACATGACAGTGCAGGAAAAGATTGAGCTTATGGACATGCTTGAGGAGCGCGAACGCCGCTCCTCTCTCTATAACGCCAGAGAAGACATATTAGATTTTGCCAAGCATGTGTATCCGGGCTTTAAGGTTGGACCGCAACACAAGAAGTTAGCCAAAATATTTGAAGATGTGATTGAAGGCAAGAAAAAGCGTGTGATTATTAATATTGCACCGCGTATGGGTAAGTCTGAGTTCTCTAGTTACTTGTTTCCAGCATACTTCCTAGGTAAATACCCTAATAAGAAGATTATCATGGGTACGCACACCGCAGGTTTGTCTGAAGACTTTGGACGTAGAGTTCGTAACTTGATCGACACGGAGGAGTATCGTGAAATCTTCCCCTCAACGCATGTGGCTGACGACCAAAAAGCCGCTGGAAAATGGTCTACCTCTGCCGGCGGACAGTACTACGCGGCAGGTGTCGGCGGAGCGCTTGCTGGGCGCGGCGCTGATCTATTCGTTATTGATGACCCGCATTCGGAACAAGACGTTAAAGTAAACAGCCGTCTAGCATTTGACACAGCTTGGTCTTGGTTTCAAACAGGCCCTTTGCAGCGTTTGATGCCAGGTGGTGCAATCATCGTAATCATGACCCGTTGGTCGCTTCTTGACCTTACAGGACGCCTAATTGACTACCAGACTAAGAATCCTGAGTCCGTACCGTGGGAAATCGTTGAGTTACCCGCCATATTGAACGAGGGCACGGACAACGAGAAGTCGTTATGGCCAGAACAATGGGCACTCCAAGCGTTAAAGGCTACCAAAGCCAGTATTGACCCCCGATATTGGAACGCGCAGTACATGCAGCAGCCCACTTCGGACAACAGCGCGGTTATTTCTCGCAAAATGTGGCGTATATGGGAGTCAGATGAGCCGCCAGTATGTGATTATGTAATTCAGTCATGGGATACGGCGCACGAAGTCAAGACAAACTCGGACTATTCGGCATGCACAACGTGGGGCGTGTTCTACAACGAGGAAGAAGGGCACAAAGCGCAGATTATTTTGCTCGATGCGTTTAAAGACAGGATGACATTCCCAGAGTTAAAGGCTACAGCGCTCAAGCATTACAGAGAATGGGAGCCTGATGCGTTTATTGTGGAGAAGAAGTCTGCGGGAGCGCCACTTATACAAGAGTTTAGAGCGATGGGTATCCCTGCGTGGGAGACAAACCCTAGCCGTGGCAACGACAAAATGGTACGATTGAACGCGATTGCGGATTTATTTGCGTCAGGCATGGTATGGGCACCGGATACGCGCTGGGCGCGTGAAGTGATTGAGGAAGTTGCGGCGTTCCCAGTTGGAGAGCATGACGACTTCGTGGATACTACATCCCAAGCACTGATGCGGTTCAGACAAGGCGGGTTCATATCGTTAGACACAGACGAGAAAGATGAACCAATAATTTTTAAACGTAAGCAACACGCTTACTACTGAGGACCAACATGGCAACCAATATCGACAAAGCGCTATACACACAACCCCAAGGTATTGAGGACTTGGCGCAAGACCAGCCAAATGATTTCGAGATTGAGATCATTGATCCCGAAGAAGTCAACATCCATGCAGGTGATCTGGACATCAGCATTAAGCCGGGCGAGGAAGATGGAGAAGACTTTAACGCTAACTTGGCGGAAGAGATGGATGAGAGCGCGATGGATTCGTTTGCTAGCGAGTTGGTTGGCGATATTGAAAACGACAAGAACTCCCGCAAGGACTGGGAGAAAGCCTACACACAGGGCTTGAAGTTGCTTGGCCTCCAGTATGAAGAGCGTACAGAACCTTGGAACGGCGCGTCAGGCGTGTTCCATCCAATGATTACAGAAGCTGTGGTACGCTTCCAGAGCGAGACAATCACGGAGATGTTCCCTGCGCAGGGACCGGTACGTACCAAAATTATTGGTAAAGAAACGCCAGAGAAAAAAGAAGCCGCGCAACGTGTTGAAAACGACATGAACTACGAACTGACTGAGGTCATGAAGGAGTTCCGCCCAGAACAAGAACGCATGTTGTGGAGTTTGCCAGCCACAGGTTCAGCCTTTAAGAAGGTCTACGATGATCCCAACTTGGGACGTCAGGTCTCGATGTTTATCCCAGCAGAAGACATCATCTTGCCGTATGGCGCGACAGATATGGATAGTTGCTACCGCGTGACGCACGTCATGCGTAAGACCAAAAACGAAATATTAAAACTGCAACAAGTCGGGTTCTACCGCGAAATGGATTTGCCTGACCCCATGCAGGCTTCGCAAGACGACATCAAAAAAGCCAAAGATAAAGAAACGGGATTTTCTGACTTAAACGACGACCGTTATGTGTTGTATGAAGTGCATGCTGACTTGGATATCAAGGGGTACGAAGACAAAGATGAAGACGGGGAAGAAACGGGCATAGCACTACCATACGTAGTTACCCTAATAAAAGGCACAAACGAAGTACTAGCCATCCGACGCAATTGGAAACAAGAAGATGACCTACGACTCAAGCGCCAGCACTTTGTGCACTACCAATACATTCCCGGCTTTGGAGCCTACGGCTTCGGACTCTTCCACCTTATCGGTGGGTTTGCTAAATCAGCCACAAGCATCATGCGGCAGTTGGTTGACGCAGGCACGTTGTCTAACCTCCCCGGTGGGCTTAAATCTCGTGGACTTCGCATTAAGGGTGATGACACACCGATCGCCCCCGGCGAGTTCCGCGATGTAGATATTGGTTCAGGCGCACTGCGCGAGAATATCCTCCCCCTTCCCTATAAGGAACCGTCGGCGGTACTGGCTGGACTCCTCGACAAAATCGTGGAAGAAGGCCGGCGCTTTGCGGCTACAGCGGATATGAAAGTGTCCGACATGTCGGCACAGGCTCCTGTGGGCACCACGTTGGCTCTCCTAGAGCGCCAGCTAAAGGTGATGACGGCTGTTCAAGCCCGTTTGCACTACACATTCAAACAAGAACTAGGGCTCCTTGCAACCATCATCCGCGACAATACCGACCCAGACTACGACTATGACCCAGACTCTGGTAGCCGCTCTGCTAAACAAGGCGACTATTCGTACGTAGACATTATTCCTGTGAGCGACCCCAACGCGGCAACTATGAGCCAGCGGGTTGTGCAGTACCAAGCGGTCATTCAGATGGCGCAGATGGCTCCGGACATTTATGACTTACCGCAGTTACATCGCAGGATGCTTGAGGTTCTGGGCATTAAAAACCCAGATAAGTTAATACCACTGCCAGACGACGAGAAGCCCAAAGACCCCGTGTCCGAAAACATGGCGTTGTTAAAAGGTAGTGCGGCTAAAGCGTTCTTGTTCCAAGACCATGAGGCGCATATTAAAGTGCACATGTCCCTGTTACAAGACCCGATCGTGCAACAGTTGGTAGGACAAAGTCCAAACGCCGCAAGAATCCAAGCCGCTATCATGGCGCACGTTACGGAGCACGTTGGTTACGCATACCGCCAAAAGATCGAGCAGCAGTTGGGTATGCCACTGCCCCCAGAAGACGAGAAGTTGCCACCAGAGATTGAGTTGGCCTTGTCAGGCATGATGGCGCAAGCCGCACAACAAGTGCTTCAGCAAAGCCAAGGCCAAGCCGCACAGATGCAAGCCCAACAAAATGCACAAGACCCAGTGCTACAAATGCAACAACAAGAGTTGCAGGTCAGACAACAAGAAGTGCAAATTAAAGCGCAAAAAGCCCAAGCTGACGCACAGCTTGCACAAGCACGCCTCATGTTAGATGAGAAGAAAGTAAGCGGAGAACAGCAAATCGCAGGCTTGAAAGTTGGCGCACAAATTAAAGACAGCCAAGCCAAACAAGCGGCGCAACAAGAGCAAGAGGGGCTACGTTTAGGAATAGATGTAGCCAAACACAGGGCAGAAATGCAAAACCAAACTAGGGGTAAAACTAACAAATGATCCAAGACTTCGCACGCGTATTGCGCGAAAAAATACGTACTGATATGAACAACTACGCAGATGACCTAGCCGCAGGTACTTGCCAGTCGTTTGAACAATATCAAAAACTCTGTGGGGTGATTCATGGTCTAGCCATCGCAGAGGGTTACTTACTCGACCTTGCAAAGAAAGTTGAAGACATAGATGAGTGAACTACTCCTACCCCCCGGCATATTAGTGCCGCCTACCATCCAACAAATGGATGCCCCAGAACCGGAAGCGTCAGAGGAAACAAAAGCCTCAGCACTTCCTACTCCCACAGGATACAAACTCTTATGTGCGGTTCCGCCCGTAGACGAGAAGATTGCTGGGACAGACCTCGATTTAATTCGAGATACGGCTTCTATGCGCCAAGAAGAGCACGGCACAACCGTGTTGTTTGTTATGCGTATGGGACCAGATGCGTACAAAGATACCGCTAAGTTCCCATCAGGTCCTTGGTGTCAAGAAGGCGACTTCGTCTTGGTACGTACGTACTCCGGTACGCGTGTAAAGATATTTGGTAAGGAGTTCCGTGTCATCAACGATGACCAAGTGGACTGTGTTGTGCAAGACCCTCGTGGGATAACCCGCGCTTAAAGGAGCAGATATGGCTGGAGAACAATTTAAGTTCCCTGATGAAGTAGAAGACAAAAACATAGATATTGAAGTTGTTACAAGTAACGACGAAGATATTGAAGTTGAAGTTATTGACGATACCCCTGAACAAGACCGTGGTCGTCGACCACTAGACAGGGACGTTGAAGACCCATCAGAGGAAGAGATCGAGTCGTATACCCAAGGTGCGCAAAAGCGTATCAAGGAGTTAACACACGCTCGTCACGACGAACGTAGAGCCAAAGAAGCTACTTTGCGTGAGAAACAAGAACTCGAAGTTCTTGCACAACGTTTGCTAGACGAGAACAAGAAGCTACGTCAAAACGTCAACACCGGTTCCGAACAGTACACGCAGATGGCTAAAACCGCTGCCGAAGCTGAGTTGGACAAAGCACGCCGAGAATACAAAGCGGCACAAGAAGCATTTGACTCTGATGCTATACTTGCTGCACAGGAAGCCCTGCTTGATGCCAAGATGAAGTTGGAGACGACGAAAAATATTCGTCCAACCCCTTTACAAGATGAAAATTTTGAGGTACAAACGGGCTATCAAGAACCCCAACGCGTTCAACCGGACGAAAAAACCTTGCGCTGGCAAGCAAAAAACCAGTGGTTTGGAAGCGATGGGTTCGAAGAAGTTACCAGCTTTGCACTAGGGCTGCATCAAAAACTAGTCAATTCGGGCATGGACCCGCGGTCAAATGAATACTTCGAGCAAATTGATGCTCGCGTGAAGTCGAAGTTCCCTGAAGTTTTCGGTGGTAACGAAGACAAGCCAAGGTCCGGTGATGCTCCAAAAAAACCTGCTTCCGTGGTTGCGCCTGCGACGCGTTCGTCAGGCAAGAGAAAGATTGAGTTAACGAGAACACAGTTAGCGTTAGCACAAAAATTCAAATTAACCCCTAAGCAGTATGCTGAACAAGTATTGATATTGGAGAATCAAAATGGCTGAAAACCGTACCACCCCTCGTGACAATTTGACACGCGAAAAAGCAGTCCGAATGGTGTATAAACCTTCGAGCTCGTTGCCCGATCCTACCCCTGAACCCGGATGGGAGTTCCGCTATATAGCGACTCATATCTTAGGTCAGGCCCATCCTACAAACGTATCTCACAAGATGCGCGACGGTTGGGAACCAGTGAAGGCAGCAGACCATCCAGAACTGATGCTTCCGGGTAATGCAAATGGTAATGTGGAAATTGGTGGATTGATGCTTTGCAAAATTCCAACCGAACGACTCATGGCCATGAAAGATTACTATAACGAGCAAGCTCAGAACCAGATGGATTCAGTGGACAACCACTTCATGAAAAATAACGACCCGCGTATGCCGCTGTTCTCAGACCGAAAGTCAACGACCAGCAGAGGAAGCGGATTTGGTTCAGGTTCTAAATAAAGGAGTCTTAAATGGCTTATCCCACCGTTGATAAGACGTACGGGTTCAAACCAGTCAACCGACTGGATGGGCTTCCATACGCCGGAGCGATCCGTCAAATCCCTATTGCACCAGCTTACGCTACTGCAATTTTAAATGGTGACACCGTACAGGTGGACACTAGCGGCTACTTGGTTGCCAAAACAGCTACTGCCACTGGCGACAGTGTTGGTGTGTTGGTTGGTTGCCAGTATCTTAATAGCCAAAGCCAGACTGTTCAAGGACAGTACTACCCAGCAGGCGTGTCTACTTCTACAGCAATGGCTTTCGGCTATGTTGTGGATGATCCAAACGCAGTGTTTAGAGTTGTAGCAACTAGCGGTCAAACTACGGTTCCTACCGCGTTTACCCGTGCAATCGTTGGCGCTAACGTGCCAATTTCCGTTACTACTGGTAATACTGTCACAGGCGATTCGTACTATGGTATTGACGGCACTGCCGCTGCTACCACTAACACATTGCCCGTTCGTGTAATTGACGTTGTGCCTGATACCGCCACTGGCCCTGCCGGTGTTGCAGCTACGACCTATTACGAGTTCTTGGTCAAGTTCAACTTGCACCAGTACACCGATACCACCGGTATCTAAGGAGTAATTAATCATGGCTATTTCACGCGCACAACTACTTAAAGAACTGCTCCCCGGCCTGAACGCATTGTTCGGTCTTGAGTACGCCCGTTACGGCGAAGAGCACAAAGAAATCTACGAAACAGAGAAATCTGAGCGTAGCTTTGAAGAAGAGACCAAACTTTCTGGTTTCTCTGCTGCTCCTGTTAAGAACGAAGGTTCTGCAATCCAGTACGACAACGCACAGGAAGCATTTACCGCACGTTACAACCACGAAACTATCGCTCTTGGCTTCTCCATCACTGAAGAAGCTGTGGAAGATAACTTGTATGACTCCTTGTCTGCACGTTACACCAAGGCTTTGGCTCGTGCTATGTCTTACACCAAGCAAGTCAAGGCAGCTTCTGTTTTGAACAACGGCTTCTCTTCTAGCTACCTCGGTGGCGACGGCGTTGCATTGTTCTCTACAGCACACCCCTTGGTTTCTGGTGGCACCAACAGCAATCGTCCTTCTACCAACGCTGACTTGAACGAAACTTCTCTTGAGAATGCCGTCATTCAAATCGCCGCTTGGACTGATGAGCGTGGTCTGTTGATCGCTGCTAAACCACGCAAGTTGATTATTCCGCCAGCTTTGATGTTCGTTGCTACCCGTTTGTTAGAGACTAACCTCCGTGTTGGTACTACTGATAACGATATCAACGCATTGAAGAACAACGGTGCAATCCCTGAAGGCTACACAGTTAATCACTTCTTGACCGACACAAACGGTTGGTTCTTGACTACTGATGTACCTAACGGCTTGAAGCATTTTGAGCGCACACCATTGAGCAATTCAATGGACGGTGACTTTGATACCGGCAACGTCCGTTACAAGTCTCGTGAGCGTTACAGCTTCGGCTGGTCTGATCCTTTAGGTGTGTTTGGTTCACCCGGTTCTACCTAAAAGTAAAACTTTGGTTCCAACGGAAGGCCCCCACAAGGGGCCTTTTTTATTGTCTTGTGTAAGTAATAAAGGTCGTCTAGCATGGAGTTACAGCCCCGACGCTGTATCCTTTTTAACCTTGGAGCACCTATGTATAAAATCACTATTGACCTCAGCGCTTGGGGTACCGACGACGAAGTAATGACTATTGAGACCTTTGATTTTGAAAAGATTGAAATCATCCGCGAGTTCATTGAATTCCAAAAAGATTACGGCTGGGCTGTAGACTACGACGTCGTAGAAGACGAAGACGAAGACGAAGAAGAAGCCGAAGACGAAGAGTACGAAGACGAAGACGGCGATTATTTCTATGATGCAGAAAATGACGCATGGTATCAATACGATGCAGAAACTGACGAGTGGTTTG